AGGCCCCAGTAACTTGTCATAAGAGCCATCAAACAATTTTGCCATGATGTTTACACCCGGAGATATCGCATCAGCTTTCGCCACGATATCTGAAGTTGTAAAATTATAGGTTTGCTTATTGAGTAGAATATTTCCTTTGTTAGTCCCCGTATTCACCCCAGCTGCGGTACCCAGAGCAGATTTATCTGCTTTATTTTTATCAAGCGCGGTAAAACTTTTAATCGTGACTTTAGTGCCATCTGGCGCAGTGAGTGCAACATCGCCTGTGCCGGTCATAATCTGCTGCCAGCCGTCCATTTGCGTTTGATAGTATCCAAGCGTGGCAGCGAGTTGATTAGACCATGCAGCTGTACTTGCCGACTCAGCCACCAGGATCGAATATTTGGAATTAGTGAACGATTTATAGATTGGCTGGGCCAACTCTATCGACGTATCACTGATGACACGCTTAACTTGATAGACGCCATCAACCCCTGCATTAGACGATACAAACAGCACTGAGCCATTCGTAATGCCGAGCTTAGCATCGTTCCACTTTGTGCCGGTGCCGGTAATAGTGGTTGCATTCAATGCGCCCGTGATCGTGCCTGTCGCGTATAAAGACATAATATTTACTCCAGAAAACATATAATTCAGACTTTAAAATTTGAAATAATCGCTCGCATCAATCACTATTGATGGCGTGGAAATATTAGGGAACTGTAATGTAACTCCTCCGGTGTTTATTGTCCCTTCAATAGAGCCTCTACCTCTCCTTATCTGTCGACCAGATATTTGCATCCCCATATAATATAGGGTCCAGACACTACCACTGCGTGTTCCTGTTTTTGCTGATCGCTCGAGAGGAACCATGGGGCGAGCAACTCCACTATCTTTATAGTCATTCGATATAGATACGGATGCGCCTAAATTAAATGGGGCATATTTACTGGAAAACACGAGCCGTTTATTATCGTTCCATATTGCAAGACCCCATGTATCCAACTGTAATGCAAAATCAGATGCAAACGCACATATATATATTTCTAACGAAGTCGCTCCGGTGATCCGAACGATATTATCCGTTCCCATTTCAACGATCGCGGCTGGGTTATTCCAATAGCAAAATATTCTCTTATTCGAACCTGGTATATTGCTAGGTAGCGACCATCCATTTGATATAGTAACCTTTTGGGCATATACACAATAACCTAGTTTCATTGTGTCATTTATTTCTGTATAACCTCGCATTCCCTGCACAGCTAGACCCCATCGGCCTGATGGCGCTTCCGGAACTTGGTTGTATTCATAAACATCAACGGTAAACCCATTTGGAAGTCCACCTTGTATTCCTGGTACAGCGGGACTAACGTTAAAAGTGATGGTATTTCCAGACTTTGACCATCCTGTTATTGCATAAACCTGATCATTATAAGGTGATGAACTTGAGGAAGTTCCGACCTGAACCCCATCTCTTGGAACGCATAATGCTGTTGACCCTGCGGTAAACCCAAGATTAAAACTATAGGATGTTCCCGTCCCTGAGTTGTGTTTTATTTTTACGGTTCCGATATAGTTGAGAAGCCCTGCCGTATTTTTATCTATCCTAAGCCGTGTATTTCCGTCATCGCCATAAATAGCCAATCCAAAATCAGACATTAGAATACTCCTGTTAAATAGCCTAGCTGGACTTTTAATTGCCCTGATTTATTTGCAATACTAATTGTGACATTATCTTGTTTCATCATGCCCAATGAGTTTGAACCATTAATTTCAATAGAACCTGTTCTAAAGCCTATTCGCATACCTGCACGGCCTGCAACATAATCATCTGATTGTAAGTAGTTCGTAATTTTACCTGAACCAATGGATGCATCTTGGATAAGCGCGGAAACAATGAAGGTTTGTGAACCTTGAATGAAGAATGGCAACGTATACCCGTTAGTGGCAGGATTTAACACAGCGAATTGATCAGCACTGGCTAAAATACGTGTGCTCACTGTCCCTGCCGCGTTTACTTCGGCCCCAATTGACAAACCGGCTGCATAATATTTCCCTTTATACGTGATACCGGCCCCCATGCTGTAAACGGAACTACCCGTTCCATCTTTGTTAAAGATAGTTTGGCCACGAACTTGAATAGCCGCCGTGTTTTCTCCGACCGTCGATGTTAAGCCGGTTATTTTTTCCGATAAGGCTTTGTCTCCCTCTGCGACTGTTTTGCTCAATTCCGTGATATTGCTATTAGTGGTATCAGTTTTAGAATTAAGTTGGGTAATCTTTTGCGCTGTAGCTTCATTATCTTTTGCTACGGTTTCGCGGAACTCAGTTAAATCTGAGCTTGTTTTATCCGTCTGCGTTTTTAACTGAGTAACTGCCGTTGCTCTTGCCTCTGTTTCATCCGCGACAAGTTGCTGGGTTTCGATTATTTCCGCCTTACGGTCGCCGTTCTGCACCATCCAGCGGCGCACATCGGCATCATTTGCCAGCGCATTCTGTATTGCAGCATCAGCTGCGGATTGAAGCTGAGCATTCGAATCAACTAGATTTTTGTCGATCTCTTTAAATACCTCAGACTCCTCAATGCCTTTTTTAACTTCATCAGCAATCCAATCAACATCCGTGCTGGATTCCCCTAAAACCCACTCAATCCAGTCCCCCTGATTCCCCGTCTTATCTACCAATCGAGCGCGATAGAAGAAAGACTGTCCTGCTTTCAGGCCCATCTGCTGATAGCTGCGCTGAGGATACGGAATATCAGATAGAAGCATGGCTCCGTCTTCAGCGTTTTTATCGTTGTACTGAATCTCAGTTTTAAGGGTATCTTCAGCTCCTTCAGGAAAATTCCACGAAAGCTGTATGCCAAAAACTAGCGGATCAGTTTTGAAACCAACCGGCTGCGGCGGCTTCCCTTCTTTACCCTTAAGTTCAGTTTCTAACGAGCTAGCCCATAGCGATGAAATATCACTGGCGTTGATAGCACGAACGCGCACCAAATAACGACCTGCGTAAATACCGGGAACCTCGAAGCCCAGTGCCGACGTGCGCGGGACTGATACCCAGTTACCGTTATCTTTTCGCCACTCAGCCTCATAAGCGATCGCATTCTTCACCGCGTTCCACGTTGCGCGCATCGTGGTAACGGCTATTCCCTGATTGATGCTTGAGTAGCTGGTAATAAGAACATTTTCTGGCGCAACCTGAACACCCGGTGGAATAACAGAAATGGGGCGATCGTCTATACGTGCGCCGGTATCAATCCGCGCATATTTGTCCGGGTCATGGTAAGCCCCAACGATGGTGTAGGTGTTGTCGTTGTTGTCTGCCACACTCACAACGCGGTAGAGCTGCACGGCAAGTTCATCAGCATCAACTGCCCATACTGATTCGGCCTGCGGAGTTTCGCTGTAGTTTGTTGTTACAGTGACGAGGCGACCATTTACCGACTGCACCGTTCTGGCCTGACTGATACCAGAAGGTAAATTAACGATCAGACGGTCACCGCTCTTAATATCTGGCTCGCGGTCGAGGCGAACATTTCTCCCTTCAACGCTGCTAATACGGCCTCCCATGACTCGCCCTGAGAGCATCTGATCGGCAACGCCAATAATATGCCCCGGAAACGGGATTAAACCATCGAGTCCCACGGAAAACTCAACCGTTCGATCTTGGCTATTACTCAATAATGCCCAGCGGCCACGGCGATTAGCTTCGCTTTGACGCGTACAACCAATGGCCGTGATCTCCGTCTGGTTCACCCCATAACGGCGTACCAATGCATTTTCGAACACTGACTCAACCGCGTCGGCATAATGATTGGCAGGGTCTGACCATCCCACCATGGCTGTGGTGTACCGCGTGCGTTCGCTCGAGGCTGAGTAGGCAAACTTCCCATTGATAACGTTGGCGCGCGTGTAGGTGTAATCCAAGTCTCGCGGCATATCTGCCAGTGTCACTATCTGGTTTTGCCCGTAACAGGTCATACCGCGGAAAATAGCAGCAAAATCTGTCAGAACGGTCCACGCATCTTCACGCGACTGAATGTACACATCACACTTAAAGCGTGGCTCCATACCATCCGCGCCACGTCCATCGGGTACCAGTTGATCACAATACTGCGCAATACGATAAAGCTCAGATTCATCCACCTGCGTGGAGTCAATGCGTTGGCCTAATCCGTAACGATCAGAGATCAAGATGTCATAGAACACCCATGCTGGGTTATCAGTCCATGCCCACTTGAACCCGCCCGTCCAGACACCAGAGTATTGCCGCGTGACCGGATCATAATTATCCGGCACTCTGACAATCATCATCTTGGGTCGGCATGTTACTTTAGGGATGTTTTGAAACTGCTTAGCGTTAAATTCCACATAGAGCAGCGCTGTGTTTGGATAGCGTAATTTGGCATCGATAACTTCAGTGTAAGCCTCAACATTCATCGTGTCGGCAATACGACCGCTATTAGCGTTGGCTGTGAGACGGCGAACACGCAACTGCCAGCCGGTTGTCGCTGTGGGTAAGTCAATACGGTGGCTGCGCTCATAAAGCGTTGTCGTTTTACCATCAACCGCAGATTTGAGCACCTCGCGATATGCGCCACCGTCCGTGGCCACATCGATAGCGTATTCAATTTTGTAGCCGTTCACATCGCCGTTATCTTTTTGCTGCTGCAATGCAGGCCAGCCAAACCGCAAACGCACTGCAGATAACTGAGTATTGTTAACCGCACGCACCCACGGCGCCGAGCTCTTAAGTTCGGTACCGATGGTGATTTCATTCTCAACAGCAGGAACGCCTTTGATATATTCCTGCGATTGGGTACCGGGACGAAATTCCCAACTTACCCCCTCGAAATTCGAGCTACCGTCCTCATTAGTGAGCGGCGTTCCATCTAGGAAGATATTGGTACCATCAAGGCCACCAGCCCATTCCCCCTCACCCAATGCGAGCAATATTTTGGCAATGGCCATCGACTGGATACTATCGGGTGATTCAACCGGTGTATGCCCACTACCACCGCCACCTTTCTGGCCTTTAATCTCGTTTATCATATTTCACCCATAAAAAAACCCGCCGTAGCGGGTCTTGTGAATTGATATGTTTATTGCTG